TTGTAGACAATGACAAATTATTTGTCGATCAACGATGCGCCGAGACCTTGTCGTGCTTAGATCAGTATCAGTGGGACCCCAATCCTAACTTAGCTAAAGAAAAACCAAAACACAATAGAGCATCTCACATGGCAGATGCGCTTCGTTATGCATTGTATTCGTTTGAAACAAGTCAGAGTGGCTTCTAGCAACCCCTAACCAAAAATAATGTTTGACAATTTATCTTACAGAGGCTATAATGCAAAGTATGAAAAAGCTCAAAAGAGACCCTGTGAAGTACATAAGGGACCGAGCAAAATCAAAATATAAAAAAGACAATGAGTGTTACATCTGTGGAACAGAAAAAGAATTAGACTTTCACCACTTTTACTCTCTAGCCCCTCTTCTACGGTTATGGCTTAAGAAGAAATCACAAGAAAGGCCAGAGCACTATACGGATGAGTATATAGTTATTTGGAGAGATGAATTTATAGAAGATAACTGGGCAGAGCTATACGATCATACAGTCACTATATGTCATGCACATCACAGAGAGTTGCATAAAATTTACGGACGAAATCCAGGACTTGGGACAGCGACAAAACAAATGCGCTGGGTAGACATTCAAAGAGAAAAGCATGGCATGGTATAATTTTTGGAAAAAACCCGAGAACATAGAAGAAAAACTTAATCCTGGTCAAATATTAGACACAGGTGTTTCTGAAAGTTCTCGTGAGTTTACTACTCAATATGAACGCTTTTACGAGCAGCTAGAAGTAGTTAATCGTGGCGTTAATATGATTGTAGACGACTGTGCAGAAATACCTGCTACCATTAGTACTCAAGGCGCTTATCGCGGAGTAGTAACTGGAGTAAAAAGAGGAAAAGTAGAAGAACTACTAAATCGCACTCCAAACCCTTTTCAAGATGTCAGCAGTTTTAAACGTAATCTAATAACAGATTACTTACTAGATGGAAATATTTTTATATATTTTGATGGGGCTCATTTATATCATCTGCCTGCAGATAAAGTAAGAGTACAAGCAGATCCAAGTACTTTTGTAGAAAAATATACATTACAGGACATTGACTACAAAGTAAATGAAATAATTCATATAAAAGAAAACTCTTTTCACTCAATCTATAGAGGCGTATCAAGACTCAAACCAGCTACTAGAACAATGCAGCTCGTAAGAGACATGAGAGATTTTCAAGACAACTTTTTTAGAAATGGAGCAGTTCCTGGTTTAGTACTAAAATCACCAAATACTTTATCAGAAAAAATTAAAGAGCGTATGATTCAATCTTGGACTCTACGCTACCGCCCAGACGCAGGCGGAAGAAGGCCTCTAATTCTTGATGGCGGACTAGAAATAGATAAGTATTCAACTACTAATTTCAAAGAATTAGATTTTCAGAATGCAGTTTTAGAGCATGAAAAAGTAATTCTTAAGTCTCTGGGAGTACCTCCAATACTTCTTGACTCTGGAAATAATGCAAATCTTCGTCCTAATATGAGATTGTATTATCTTGAAACAATTTTACCTATTGTACGAAAACTTAATTTTGCACTCTCAAGGTATTTTGGTTTTAATATTACAGAGGATGTAACAAATATTCCAGCACTACAGCCCGAACTTAGAGACGCAGCGGCTTACTATACAGCGTTAGTGAATGGAGGAATCATAACAATTAACGAAGCCCGGGATCAATTAGGCTATGAGTTGCTAGAGGGACAAGACGAAATTAGAGTTCCTCAAAATATAGCAGGTAGCGCTGCAAATCCCGACGAAGGCGGAAGACCCCCAGAATCTGAAGGAGACTAATATGGGAGTAAGAAAGAATCACGCAGTTTTAGGAGCTCGTCAGCTTAGCGCATATTTTCGTAGTAAGGGAAAAATACTTACAGTGGAAGAATATGTTGCAGCAACAGATGCTCCCATTGCACCAACTTATTTAATAAAATATTTCAAAAGCTATGATTTAGCTTTGGAGTGGACAATAAAATTAGATCCTACAATTGTTAATGATCTTAGGCCCGCTCCACCTGCCCCAAAGGCTGCCCCAAAGCCTAAGCCCGCCCCAAAGGCAAAGGTAAAGAAAGATGATGAATAAGACGTTTAACTTAACATCTACATTCAAGAGTGATCCGCAGGAAGATGGATCTATCATGGTTCGTGGAATGGCCAGCACAAATGCGTTTGATCGTGCTGGAGATTCTATTTCTGCGGAAGCATGGACAAAAGGGGGTCTTGGAAACTTTGAAAAGAACCCTATCATATTATTTAATCACGATTATAACCGACCGATTGGCCGAGCAACAAAAGTTACTCCCACAGCGGACGGCTTGCACATGGAAGCAAAAATTAGTAAACATGCTGAGTGTGCTGATTTAATCAAAGACGGTGTCCTTGGAGCGTTTTCTGTCGGTTTCAAAGTCAAGGATGCTGATTACCTTGAGGAAACCGACGGATTAATGATAAAGGACGCTGAGTTGTTTGAAGTATCTGTTGTTACGGTACCTTGCAATCAAGCAGCTACTTTTTCTTTGTCGAAGTCATTCGATTCTGAGCAGGATTATGAGGACTTCAAGAAAACTTTTAAAAGCGAGGAAGATTCCTCTTTAATGGAGACAGATATGTCGGAAGAAACAAAAACTCCCGAAATCGACCTAGACGCTTTTGCTAAGAAGGTAGCGGAGGAAACTGCTGCTAAGATTGCAATTCGTCAGGCCGAGGAGAAGGCTGCTGCAGAAGCTGAGGCAAAAGCTGAAGCAGAAGCTGAAGCTCAAAAGGCTGCCGAGCAAGCAGATGCCGAAAAGGCTGCGGTAGAGCAGCAAGAAAAGGTCGAGAGCTCAATTCGTACTGGTATTGAAACAGGTACTGAAAAGCTCGCAGAAGATTTGCGTAAAGAGTTTGCCGCTGAGCAAGCTAATACTGCAGAGATTCTTGAAAAGTATAAGTCAGAGCTGGAAGAAAAATCCGCAGAACTCGAAGCTATGCACAACAGCAAGCGTCAGTTCTCTGATCGTTCTCAGCCGGGCGACCTCTCAGCAGGTGGCCGAGAGATCCTTGAAGCAAAAATTCTTGGTAACTTGACTCGTAAGGGTTGGGATACTGACTTTGCCCAAGGTGTAATCAACAAGTATGGTGCAGGTGTTGCAGCCGCTAGTTCTAGCATTGCTCCTCTTCTTGATATCGAAACTTCAACTCAATTTGAGAGGGAGCTTCTTCTTGAGATGAAGGTTGCTGCTGCTTTCCGTGAAATTGCAGTAAATACTACTAAAACTGTACTGCCTCTGATGCCTGATTCAGTAGCCGCTACATTTGGCTCTGGTTCTGAAGCTGATGAGTCTAACACTCCTGCTAACCTTACAGGCAATGCCGAAGGCACCGCGCAGACTCCTGCAGGTACTTTCAATGCACTGCAAAAGACCATTACTGCAGCTCGTATGACTTCAACTTCATACATTACGAATGACACTGAAGAGAGCACTCTTGTTGCGCTTCTTCCGATGATTCGTGAGGGCATGGTTCGTGCACACGCTCGTGCAATGGACCAAATGTGTGTTTCTGGTCACTCGGGTGCCGCAGGCGCCGCTGCTGGCGGTCTAATTGCTGCTGGCGGATTCGCTAATGCACTTACTGTAACTGGTACCAGCAGTGCTGGTATTACACAATCAGGTGCTGGTGCAGACTCACTTATTGGTCAAGATATTCTTCGTATGCGTTCAACTATGAAGAAGTATGGTCTTGATCCTTCTACACTGATGCTGATCGTTTCGTATACTGCTTATAATGATCTGCTTTCAGATGTTAACTTCCAAGACGTAACGGAAGTAGGTACTGATCTCGCTATTAAGCGAACTGGTGTTGTGGGTTCAATCTTCGCAATTCCGGTAGTTGTAAGTGATGATGCAGGACTTGCAGTAGACAAGACTGTAGCTACAGCAGCTGAGCCTTGTGCAGTTCTTGTAAATATTCCCAACTATATTATTCCTCGAATGAAGGGCGTAAGCCTCGAGACAGAATATCAAGTTGGTAATCAACGTACTGCAATCGTTGCTAGCCAATCTGTTGGCTTCGAAGAGCTTTTCGCGGGTAACGCCACGGTAGGCCTTCCTGTCGCAATGTGCAAGTATGCTGACGGCTAATAGCTGAGCTATTAAACTGGGGTGGTTCGCCACCCCAAGTTTTTACTAATTGACTTATGGCCAATCTTATAACCTTACAGCAGTTTAAAGACGCGGAAGGCATCCAAAGCCCAAAGGATGACTATAAGATTACTCGTATTATAGATTCTGTGAGTCAAATGGTAAAAACTTATTGTGCAAATAGTTTTTTAGATTTTTATTCCACAAATAAAGTTGAAATTTTTAGTATAGACTGGGCAACTTATGTTGTACAACTAACAGAAAGCCCAGTCAATAATGTTGTATCAGTAGAAACCAGAGATCAACCTGATTCAGCATATGCAACTTTATCTACTGACAAATACTATCTTGAAACAACAACAGATAGTATTGTTTCTATAGATGGTACTTCTTATTCTAACTGGCCTCGAGGAGTCGGGTCAGTAAAAGTT